CTCCTCTGAGGCAGGGTTAAATAACTTCTTTACTATTTTGTATAGTGCATGTTTGGCATCCTTCGAAGGAGTAACGCTAGCAAATAAGTTCTCATTGAAGTATTCTCTCCAATTTTCAGGAACCCATTTGTTTTTAATCACAGCTTTTAGCACGCTTTTGTATCTAGTTTTATCTTTTGTATTTAGAATTATAGATAAATTTCCGGACTCATCATCTTTGATGTGATACTCACTATTTCTCACTACTATCTCTGTGATTCTAGACGACTGATTATTTTTCAATAACCAATAGTTGGCAAAATCTACACCGAAGATTCCACATACATGCTCTGGTTGAATAGGAAAAAAACCACAAGTAGGATGTTTGAGATATGCACATATTTCTGCAAACTCATCAAATAAAGGGTGAACATCGAGCCCTAAAGTTTTGTAATGAACTCTAATTTGAATCTCCTGTGCTATTGCTACAGTCAGCAGTGGTATACAGTTCTCTATGCATGATTTTAGACCATTTGAGAAAGCATCTGTCCTAGCTGATAATGTTCCAGTTGGTTTTATGTGGATAGAAGCATTCAAAAACTTCCCTGACATTGAAGCAATGGTGCTTATTATGAACCAGAGAGAGTTGAACTCCTCCACTGACATAAAACAACAACTATTGCTTTTCTGCCATGAATGCCTTGCACAAAAAAGAGGATAGCTAACACACTTCATCATTGACATGTTGTTGAGTAATAAAGCAGCTTTTGCAAAATCCCCTTCATTCCACTTCTTCTCGCTACTATAGATGGTGTTTGTATTGGCAGAATCATCAGAAGACAATTTCGCTGTGATTTTGAGACCACATTCTGGCATATTAGTTTTGATCAAATCCTCACAGAATTTCTTGTAAGTCATCATGAAGCAAGCATGACACAAGCTGCTAGTATAATGCAAAATGCCTTGCATCATGTTTGATTTGTTTCTTAAAAATATTGATCCAGGTCCAAATGTAATCTCTGGTTCTTTTAACCCTAAGTATTCTCCCACGAGTTGATCCATTTCTATTTCTGCAGTCATGCTCTTCACAGAACCTATGCTTTGTGTAGTAGAATCTACATGATTCAGCATTTTTGCATCCATCTCTAGTTTCTTATTTGCACAACAGTTCAATATCCTACAAATGAATAAAAACTGTTTTCTAGGCAATAGTCGAGAGTAAGTGCATGCAAAAACTGGCATTATGAACTGTTGGCACCAAGTCGTTGCATCATGAGAGTCATTGGCTGTGAGATGAGAGATAGGATTCAAAGAGTGCAAGATGCCATAATGCTCCCTCATTTTGTCAAACTTCACCTTACCTTTAGTCAACATTTCATCTGGCATCCATGAGCATAAGACCCTAGCTGAGTTCTCACAGAATAGAATTGCTAATCTACTCTTCATGCTTAAAACAAAAATTTCTCTTATCCCTCCAAGCTGTAGTTTTTTGAAAATGTTGGCATAAATCCCACCTTCCATTTCTACAGATTCTAGTATGCTGACTATCTCAGATAGTGGTCTATGACCAATTTTTCCAGTAGCCACCATTTCTAAAACTGCTTCAAGGCACTTTATTCTTTTATTTGCCTTATTCTTCTTGAGTAAATCCTTTGCC